CGACGGTAAAGAGCATCAGCCAGAACCCAAGAGTGGAAAAATGATTTTTCATGGTGGTACCTCCGTAAATAGATGATTCGTAGGGGTGTGATTTATCGCGCCCAGGTTGATATGCGAAAACGGGTTTAGATAAAGATGATGCCGCGTGCCTCAAGCGCATCTTCGCCCGCCTGATCAAGGCCGGTGATGTTGCGCTTGTTGTAAACGCCAGGCATGCCGACAACCGCTTCGACATCAGCGGCGGCCGCATCGGCGTCTTCGAGTAGAATGCCGATCGGGTTTTCACTGCCGTCGACATTCGCGGCGGCGTAGGCGGCCAGCTTACGGCTGGCGGTCACGCGGCCGACGACGGTTCCGGCGACCAGATCAGCACCGGCGACGATGGTCTGCTGTTTGCGCACCGGCCCGTAGCTGTCGTCGGCGATCAAATCTTTTTGCACCAAATCAATTTCTGTGGTCATGGTTGTTCTCCTTGGTAGGGGCGTGATTCATCGCGCCCTGTGCATCGCGCCCTGGTTAATTATTCGCTGCCGCCGCCGACATAGGCCGCGATCTCATCGCCGAGACGGTCGGCTTCTTCAAACTCGGCATCCTGGCGGTTCTTCTCATCCGCAGGCTTGACCATCTCCTTGAACAGGGGATGAGCGCTGAAGCTCTCCAGAAACTCGCGAAAGAAGTCGGCAGGGCTCTGCTTTTTGCCTTCACTGAATTCATACTCGCCCTGGTTTTCTTCAAGGGCGGCCATGAACTCGCCCAGCCCCTGGTCTTTCCAGGCGGGGAGCAGTTTGCCGGTTGTGATGCCGTCGTTGATGAAGGCGGCGATCTCTTTCTGCTTTGCACTCTTCTGCGCTTCGGCGAAATTGGCGGCGGCGGTGCCGAGCTTCTCCTTGAAATCAGCGGCCTGCTGCAACGCGGCCGCCGTCTTCTGACGTTCTTCTTTCAACATTTCCTCAAACTCTTCCTGGGTCATGGCTTCGTTCTCCTTTGTAATTGGTTGTTGATACTCTTCGAACGGGGCGTCTTCGTTGAAGATGAAGTCTTTCAGTCCTTTTATGGCCGGTGGCACCGCACCCAGAAAACCGATATGGCGCAAACTGCCGTCGGCATAGAAGCTGGCCGAGCGTTTCTTATAGCGACCGGCTTTCACCATTTCAGCGAACTGCGGTTCCACCTGCTTCAGCTTGGCCACCAGTAGATCCCCGACCCGTTTCAAGCCTTCGACCCAGCCATAGGCAGGGCCGTTGTTCTGCGGGTGGCCGATCACCACCGGTGCTTCGTTGTGCTCGGGGTTGTAACTGGCGACCGTCTTGTCCAGATCGTCCCGTGTCCAGGTGCGGGTTCGACCGTTGCTGTCGGTATGGTTTCCGGCCCGAAAAATCTCTATCCATTTATCCATCTGCTCTCTCCCTTGCTGGCGGCCCTGTAAACCGCGTTTAAACCCCGTTTAAAATCCCCTGTGTTGGCACCAACTCAATTCTGGCGGGGATAGCCCGCATTCAACCTGAGATCGCCGCCTGAACGTGATTTCTCAGTATGCTGAATATCTCCTGCCGATCCCCTGGGCCGATCCCCAAATAAGGCCGCGCCGGAATTGTGACTTTTCGGTTGCGTCCGGCCTTGCCGCCGAACTGGTGAATAGCTGCGTAAATCTTGCCGCTGCCAATAACGACCGAACTACGCGCGGCGCTGTAGTGGATCGAGTTACGCAGCTCGTGGCTGTCGGTCAGAATCTTGCGACCCGCCAGATAGCTTTGAAACGATGCGGTCAACATGCCGCGCTTGGTGTGAGTCGCCTTCTTCTTGCGCAGCGTGTAGCCCAGGTGGTAGCTGAGCACCTTGAGCGGCTTCCAGGGTGTACCGTCAGGGGCATGCTCGCCGCGAAAGTTATCTTCGGTGCTGCGCAGCAGATGTTCGCCGATCGCCTTCATGGCCGGGGTCAGATCGCTGGTCGCCTTAATGGCGTTGTTCAGCGCCCGCTGAACTCCCTGGTCTTCGATTTTTATGCTGAAGCTTTCGGCCATTTGCAATCCGCTCCTTTTCGGTTTAAACTTGCCCCCCAGGATTCGTTGCAGTCAGTTCGGAAGCCTTCCGACGCCTTCGGCCCTTGGGCCGTTGATGAGCGCTAGCGAGGTGGCAACTCGTTGACTGTCAGCGAATCCTTTCGTATTTTTGTCGCACCTCTTCGAGGGCCTTGGCCTCGGTGGTTTCAAACAAGGTCAGGAAAAAATTCTCCCGGCCATCCTTTGTGCGCTTGAGCGCCGCCCGGTAATACCGCCGGCCATCCTGCAGATAGATCAGTCGCTGTTCGTCCTGCCGGTAGACTTCGCCGCTATCCAGAATCTCAGGAATCCGGCGGTAATCCTTCAGGGCGATATCCGGATGCTTTTCAAGGTGTAATTTCAGGCTCTCCTGCGACAACCAGACGCTCTGCGCCTTGCTGCCAAGGGTGGCCATATCTTCTGGCCGCAACACGGCGACAGGAAAATCACCGTCAAGCTTGCCCCTGAAAAACTGCTCAAAAGCTGGCCCGCTCAGGGTTTCGCTCATCCATTTGCGCCCGAGTTCGGCCGGCAGGGTTTCGAACTTATCCAAAATCACCCGGTAGCCTTGTTCCTGCGCCTGGCCAACGTTGTAGGCCCACCCCTTCCCGATCCCTTCAGGCGACCCGGTTGCCGGGTCGATGTTGATCTCGGGGGCCTGGTCGGGGCCGGGTTTTCCGGCGCGCTTCAGATCCTGCTCACCCGCCGCAAATACCTTGCACTTACAGCCCCAGCCGTTGGGCGGGTAGTGGGTATTCCACCAGGGATCGCTGGCGGGCAGGGTCAGGCCGTCCCAGGCCAGGTGCTGCAGGCGCGGCTCGCGGCTGTCGCCGTGGCGGTATTCAAGGTAGGGCTTCAGTTTCAGCAAGTCGGGGTCGGTCAACTGCGTCCATCGTCCCGCCTGATATGCCGTGCGTATATTGGTGCGGTAGATCACCTCGCTGCGCCAGTTGCGACTGCCGTTATACGACCAGCCATGTTTTGCGACGATCTGGTCAAAATCCTTGCGGAAAGTCGCCAGGGTTGTCCCTTCGCTGAGCGCCTTGTCGACCGCCGCGCGAAAATCGCTGAGCAGTTCGGCCTTGGTCGCCCCGGCGATCATGAACCCCTTGGCGTGCTGCCCCTGCCAGAGATCGTCCCAGCGCGCGGTCGGGATATTGATCTTGCCCCGGAAGAACGCGACAGCCTCGGCAAATGGCTGATTAAAGGTCAGATCAATGCCCATTTAAAACCTCATGACGCCCGGCCAGATCGGCCAGCGTCAGCGCCTGGGCAAACAGCTCAGCCAGCTGGTTGGGGTCGAGATCGTCAGCGAGATTCAGCAGCTGGTCGCTGAACTCTTCAAGGCTGGTCGCCTTATCGAGCAGCTGCTTAACCTGGGTGATCATCCCTTCAACGGCGGGCTGTGCCGCCTGACTCAGCTTGGCCGCAACAATATCGGCGGTATCGGGTTTGGCATCGGTATGGCGTACGGGCGTATTGCCATACGCCCCTTCGGTGAACGCCTGCGGTGCCGACTCTTTTGTTTCAGCTGTCACTTCGAAATCATCGTCCTGCAGGTTGTAGGTGCGCTTGTAATAGCTTTTCGTGAACTTGACCCCGTTCTCACCAAGGGTTTTATCGCGCTCGGCAAAGTCGGTTTTGGGGTCATCCTCTTCGTACCAGGTGAACGATGGCGTCGGTACGCCCGGTGCGTTGATTTGGCCATAGATCCAGGCGATCTCTTCCATGGCGGTTTTAACCAGCTTTTGATCGGCGGCACGGTAATCGCCAAGGACGCCTTCGTGGACTTTGCCAGCGGCGTAACTGCCGCCCTTGTCACTGACATCAGCCGTCAGGGTCTGCCCCATGATGACCTTGCTCATTTCGGCGTTCATGGCGTCGATCAACCCGGCGTGGATCTCGGCTTTGCCGCTCCCCTTGGCTTCGAGGATCGCGACCGATCCCCCTTGCGGGATCACCGCCACCGCGTCGCGCACCATCTTGGTCAGGTTACTGAGCATGGTTTGCTGCTCGGCCGGGCTGGTGCCCTTGGCATATTGACCGATCAGAAACGGCATGCCGTATTTTTCCGCCAGAACGACCCAGAACTTGACCCCGCCTTTTTTAAAGACCGTCGGCCAGAAACAGCGGCTGAGCAGGCGCAGGCCGTTGGGGTTGTCATAGGTCGGGAAATGCCGGGCAAAGACAAACTTGCCAAAGGGAAGCTCTTCGCCGTCCCAGGGGTTGTTGCTGCTGATAAAGCGGGGTTCGTTCTGTTCGTTAAAGCCAAACCAGCGCGCCGGTTTGACTTCAAGATCCTTGATCTGTACGCGGCCTTTGCCTGGCTGGTACTTGATTTCGATCGGGGTCATGCCGTAGAGCGGCGCATCGAGAATGCCCGAAATCAGGGCATAAAGGTCGACCCGCTCCAGGTCTTCGACCAGCTGATCGCGCAGCTTGACGGCGGCGGGGGCAGGCTTTTCCCCTTTCAGGCTATAGGGTTGGAATTCAAATTCTTTCTTTAAGGTGCCCAGCTTCCTGGTTTGAATAACGCTGCACAGATGGCCGTCGGCCGTCAGACGTTCGAGGACTTCGACCCCGTCACCCAGGGACGCCAGCACCGGGTCAGGGTCAGGCAACAGACCAAGCAGGCCATGCCAATCCCAGGCGGCGCTACGGCTGGCGATATCTTCACCCAGCGCGGCACGATCGACAGATTCGCCAAAGCTTCTAAATTGATTGGGTCCGGTCCAGATGCCATCAGTCATAATTAATATCCCTGGAACATGGTGGAGGTTTCACGTGCTCCACCCGAGAGGATGGTGGTGTCGAGACCGGGCTGGCTGGCGGCCTCAATGGCGAGAGCCAGTGCCCAGAAGCGGTCAGCGTGCCCATCGGGCGTGCGCTCGGCGGTGAAGCGGATATTGCCGGCAGCGGTGGTTTGCTTGGTGACAGCGCGCAAATCGGCACGGATCTGCTTGTCGTAAGGGATACGCAACAGGCGATCTTCCATTTTGGCGCGGACCGGGTAGGCCAACGCCTCTTTGACGCGTCCCGAGAATGTGACGCACTCGACACGTTCCTCGCCGAACTTGTCCTGGGCATCATCCCCCCAGCCAATACCCAGCCCGGTGTAATCCAGACAGGTGCGCTCGGCCTTGGCCATCACCGGCCACAAAATCGCCTCCTGTTCACTCTTGCGCATGTTCTGCAGGCAGATAACGTCGCGGGTATAGAGCACGTCGCCGAGCAGTTCGAGCAGCCAGAGTACGGTCAAGTCTTTCTTG